AGTCCACATCTTTTTACCTTTATTCCAAGGTATTCGACCTTTACCGGCCTCACCAATTTTTTTCCTAACTTCTTCACTTTGTCTACCACCATCTCCAATTTCTTCTTTGAGATTAGCCCATTTATTGCTTTTGACAATATTCCAAAGATTAGTATAATATAATCCCCATTCTTTTAATTCTTCTTTAGATTGACATTCTCTTATAATTTCTGTAGTATAATCATATCCATGTTTTTCAAGATGAAGTTTCCAATATACTCCGGATCCTTTATACTTGTGAGGATCAGTCGATGTTGTAAATCCAAAATATTTTAGCCCAGTTAAATTATGGGTCTTTACATAAAGCGTGTAAATAATCATGCTGATAGTTCCTTATAAACTGTTAGAGCCAGTGGATCCTGCAAGATCGCGATTGGCACTTTTATTTATTCAGTTTCTTGACTTTTGTTAATTTTTAATATATAATAAAGATATGAATAAAACTTATCTTTTAATTGACACCGCTAATGTTTTTTTCCGGGCTAGACATGTAATGAGAGGCAGTACCGAAGATAAAGTTGGGATGAGTATCCACACAGTATTAAGTAGTGTACGCAAAGCATGGCGTGATTTCAAAGGCAATCATATCATCTTCTGTTTAGAAGGGCGGTCTTGGCGTAAAGATCATTATGCTCCTTACAAACGTCAGCGTAGTGATGCCCGTGCCGCACAGTCACCTCGTGAGCAAGAAGAAGACCGTGTATTTTGGGAAACTTTTGATGAGTTCAAAGATTTTGTCATAAACAAGACCAATTGCACCGTCCTACAAAATCCACAATTAGAAGCAGATGATTTGATTGCAGGTTTCGTTCAGGCACACCCAAATGATAACCACGTGATTATCTCAACAGATGGAGACTTTGCACAACTCATTGCGCCAAATGTAAAACAGTATAATGGTGTAATGGAAATTACAACCACACATGAGGGATACTTCGATGCCAAAGGTAAACCTGTCATTGATAAGAAAACTAAACAAGTCAAAGCCGCGCCGGATCCGAGCTGGTTATTATTTGAGAAGTGTATGCGTGGAGACACATCCGACAACATCTTTAGTGCTTATCCAGGAGTTCGTGAGAAAGGGACAAAGAATAAAGTTGGTCTCCGTGAGGCCTTTGCCGACCGAGACAGTCGCGGATATTCTTGGAACAATATGATGCTTCAGCGTTGGTCCGACCACGAAGGCGTTGAACATCGTGTTATAGATGATTATAATCGTAATGTTATTTTATGTGACCTTACTGCACAACCAGAAGAAATTAAAACTTTGATTAAAGAAACTATCACAACTGCTACTACAGCAGAAAAAAATATTCCACAAGTAGGTATAAGATTAATGAAATTCTGCGCCGCTTACGACTTAAATAAAATTAACGAGCAAATTGAAAGTTATGCTGAACCATTAAATGCGAGGTATACATTATGAATTCAACAGCTAAGGTATTAGTTCCTAACCAAGAATGGTTAGTTACAGACAATAATAAAAAAATTGGTGCTATATCAAAGAGTAAAAAAGGTTATGTTTTTTATCACAAAGGTAAGCCCATAGGATTTAAAAATCTTAACGAAATGAAAACACAGTTAGGTATTGCCCTTTTTGAAGAAGGTATCAAAAAAGTCAAAAATGAATCTGTGGATAAAAATTATAATATCTACGATTATCCTTGTAGTTCAAAACCTTACGAACCTGTATATAGTGTAAAAGAAAAATTACCACTATATGCTAAAAGTTTAAAAAGTAAAAGTCGTTACTGTGCTGGTCATTATATTATTAAATTCCGTAAAGGTTGGGTAAAGAGCTACTGTCCTAAGTTGATTACACTTCAACGATATCCATATCATGGACCATTTAAGACTGAAATGGAAATTAAGACTTTGTTAAATACTATTAAATCATGAAACAACTTAATACATTACCTATTGAAGATTTCTTAGAAAAGGCTCGAATTGCCATTAAATCTAATCAAAAGAATCTTACTCTTAGTATAAAAGATGTCACAGATCTTCAAAATAGTCTAAGTACAGTAATGACACGCCTAGCAGGTGAATTAGATCAAATTGCCGCAAATTCTCAAGAAGAAACAATAGTAATTAAAATGGATGGCGGCGGTTTTTGATTTAATCTAAGATAAATATATACGCACTTTTGGAGCGTATAATGTCTAGGCCAAAGCCAAATATCCTGTTAGAAATAACCAACAAAAAAACTTACAAGACTGATCAGGTTTTAGAGGCTGAAGCTATTTGGGCAGTATTTTATCAAGACAAGCCTATCAACCTCAAGACCAGCAGTATTGTTGCTCAACAGTTAGGTCCAAAATATAAAAAGATATCTTTTAGTAATTCTGGACATGCTTACAATCTTGCAGAAAAACTCAACAAACAATTCAACACACAAGACTTTAGTGTTTACAAATTAACCACAGGGGAAAAGGTGTATCCATAAATAGTTTACTATGGATCAAAAGATTGACATCACAAAATATGTTGCAGAACAATCTGGATTACCTACTGACGCAAAATCACTGAAAAAATGGACTGCACAATGGTGGTGCAATCCTAGACAAAAACCCAAAGGCGGACTTAAATTGACCGATGAGGGATTTGCTAGACTTACTACTCAATTTAATTGTCATAAAATAACATTAGAAGAACCGATTGAGTACACCAATCAAATGATCCTACGATTTGATAATTGGATAACATGTCCTTGGTATATAACCAATAAACATATATACGTATTCAATGATAAAACGGCTGTAGAACTAGTGTTGTTTTCCGGCAATGTTAGAAGATTTTTTTCTGCTAAGGCAATGTCACTTGACAAGACTGCATAAATCCTGTATAATTAATACATATTAAAGCAAAACTACTTTAATATTCCAATTAATTTTTAAGAAAGAGTGTTATATGGCAGAGCATATTTCGTCAAATCGTACAGTTACTCCAAATGATGCAAAACGTAGTTTGCGTAAGTGTATTAAAATCCAACGCCCTGTATTCATGTGGGGTCCTCCAGGTATTGGCAAATCCGATATTGTAAAACAAATCGGAGACGAGCAAGGTCGTGAAGTTATCGATGTTCGTTTGTCATTGTGGGAGCCTACAGATATTAAAGGTATTCCTTATTACAATAGCAATGCCAACACAATGAGTTGGGCTCCTCCTGCAGAATTGCCCACTGATCCAGAATCAACTGCTATTCTGTTCTTAGACGAGTTAAACTCTGCGGCACCTGCTACACAGGCGGCAGCTTTCCAATTGGTGTTGAATCGTCGTGTAGGTACTTATGTATTGCCAAAAGGTGTTAGTATTGTTGCCGCAGGTAATAGAGAAACTGATAAAGGCGTTACTTACAGAATGCCTGCACCGTTGGCAAATCGTTTCGTTCACTTGGAATTGAAATCAGACTTTGAAGATTGGCAAGAATGGGCTTTGGCAAATAAAGTGCATGAGCAGGTTGTAGGTTATGTGGGCTTTGCTAAAAATGATTTGTACGACTTTGACCCAAAATCTAGTTCACGTGCATTTGCCACTCCACGTAGCTGGTCATTCGTCAGTGAGTTGTTAATGGACGATGACTTGCCAGAAGTTACATTGACAGATTTAATTGCAGGTGCAATTGGAGAAGGACTGGCTGTTAAGTTTATGGCACACCGTAAAGTTGCCAAACAAATGCCCAAGCCCGAAGACATCCTATCTGGCAAGATTAAAAAATCTGAAATCAAAGAGATTTCCGCTATGTACTCATTGACAGTTAGCCTGTGCTATGAACTCCAAACTGCACACCAAAAGAAAATCAGCAATTGGGATGCAATGGCAGATAACTTCTTTGGTTATATGATGGATAATTTTCCAACTGAACTAGTAGTGATGGGAGCGAAGACAGCCCTCACAAATTATCAGTTACCGTTCGATGCCAGCAAGTTGAAGAACTTTGATCGCTTCCACGAGAAATATGGCAAATTTATCATACAGGCTATGGAATAACTTTAAGGCCCTTAGGGGCCTTTTTTACTTGCATTTTATCTAGAATTCATGTATAATATACTATATACAGTAACAAACAGGAGCGCACTGAATGTCTAAAATAATGAAAGCAGAAAAGACTGCTAAAATTGAGAAACGAGAATTTTCTCAGGTTGAAAAAAATAAAATTATTGAAAAGTTGACTACAGCTCGTATTGGTTTGCTGTTGCGTCATCCTTTCTTTGGCAATCTTGCTACACGCATGAAATTAATCGATGCCACAGATTGGTGCAATACACTTGCCACAGATGGTCGTAACTTTTACTACAATAACGACTTTGTCAACAAATTGACTCCTAAACAAGCCGAGTTTGGATTTGCACACGAAGTATTGCATAACATCTTTGACCATATGGGTCGTAGGCAAGATCGAGATCCTATGCTCAGTAACATTGCCGCGGACTATGCCGCTAATCAAATTCTAAAAGATGAGCGGATTGGTGAAGTGCCAGATTGGATTAAAATTTTCCAAGACAACAAATACCGTGGCATGAGCTATGAAGAGATTTATGCAGACCTGGAAAAAGATGCTATCAAAATTGATATCAGCGAGCTAGGTGAATTGCTAGATGATCACTTAGATGGAGAAGGTGAGGGAGAAGGCTCCGGTGAAGGAGAAGATGGCAAGGATGGTAATGGTCGTCCAAAACTCACAGCAGAAGAAAAGAAACAGATCCGCGATGAGATCAAAGAAGCAATGGTAGCGGCCGCTCAATCAGCAGGTGCTGGTAAAGTGCCTGCAGGTATTGCTCGTTACATCCAAGTGTTTACAGAACCTAAAATGGATTGGCGTCAGATGTTGCGTATGAATATCCAAAGTATTCTAAAAAGCAACTTTAGTTTTAGCCGTCCAAATCGTAAATCACAACATAGTGGTGCTATCCTACCAGGTATGTTAAACGAAGAAACCATTGATGTTAGTGTAGCTATTGACATGTCCGGAAGTATCAGCAACAAACAAGCCAATGACTTTTTAAGTGAAGTTAAAGGCATTATGGATGAATACAAAGATTTCAAATTAGATCTTTGGTGTTTTGATACTGAAGTATACAACTATGCTAAATTTACCGGCGATAGTTCAGATGAGATTATGAGCTACGAATGTAAAGGTGGCGGTGGTACTGACTTTGAGGCTAACTGGAACTTCATGAAAAATGAGGGTATTGAACCAAAACGTTTTATCATGTTTACAGATGGATACCCATGCGGAAGTTGGGGTGATGAGAATTACTGCGAAACCTTGTTTATTGTACATGGCAATGAAACAATAATTGCACCATTTGGCCAAACTGCACATTATAAATAAAGTAGCATATAATATGTCATTAAGTAGAGGTCAGGTTAATCCGTTGGGGTTTTTGGGGTATAGGAAATTATCCTTTATCCCAGAACACTTTGCTAAAATTTCTATACCAGAAGCAGATATCAAATTATTAGACCACTGGATTACCTACCACTTAAATAGTAGGTATGCAATAAAGAAGACTCTGTCATTAGACACTGATAAAAAAGTAGTGTCAGTGATAGAAATAGGCTTAGAGGATCCCAGGGAGATCACTATGCTAACATTAGGTTGTCCCCACATACATAAAAATTAAAGGAATTTGTAAAATGGAAAATCAAGACACAACAGCTCAACCAGCAACACCAGCTGAACAACCACAATTGACTATCGTAGACCTACAAAATCTACGTGCTATTGTAGACACAGCATCACGTCGCGGAGCATTTGGTGGAGCTGAATTAAGTTCAGTTGGTGCCACATTCGATCGTTTGAATACTTTTTTAAATTCAGTAGCACCGGCTCCTGAAGCACAAACAGAAACACCACCAGCATCAGCTTAATAGGAGAATACACATGAAACATGTGGGAAAAATGGCAAACAATAATGCCAAAGTTGCTGTAGTATATAGAACATTGCCCGGAGATTCTGGAAATGCTCTAGTAGTAGGAACTAGTGGCTTGCCTGATGCTTGGCATAATTCTTTAATGAATTTGATTCAAGATGTTAGTGCACAACAAGCCAACGAACTTGCAGATATTCTTGCAGTTCGAAAATTTCCAGACGGCGGTTCAATGTTAGAATCATTGCATCGTAATGGTCATCTAAAGAGAGTTCCCACAAATGGTGTTATTATGACTCCGTCATCTAATGCTACAATTTTGTTAAGTGAATTGAATCAACTAATTGCTGAACAAAAAGGTGTTACTATTGACGAACTTGCTGTTACAGATGGTATCCATCCTAACCGTAAGACTCCAAAAGATGATCCTACAAAGACAACTAGTCAAAGTGTATCTGGAGATGATCTAGATGAAGTAGCAGTTGTTACTCCAAAGCCTGCTCCAGTAGCAGTAGTTGAAGAATCAACTGAAGATATGACACCTGCTCAATTACGATCAAAAGCTGATGCTCTTTTTAAACAGGCTCAAGTATTGCGTAAACAAGCAGATGCAATTGATCCTCCTAAGAGTAAAAAGAAACTAGTTACTGTAGACGCTGAATGAATACAAATTCTGAACAAGCATATCTCAACGCATTAAAAGACATTTTAGAAAACGGTGAAGACCGTCCTGATCGTACAGGAACAGGCACACGTAGTATCTTTGGTCTTCAAATGCGTTTTGATTTGACCGAAGGCTTTCCTGCTGTTACTACCAAGAAACTAGCATGGCGGGCTTGTGTT